GAATATAGGGACAGGAGATGTTTCATTAGTTGGAACTGATGGGAAACTGGAAGGGCCGTTAAGCTCGACAATTATTGATGACCTGAGCGGAGCCAACCTTACCACACTCAATGCGTCAAACATCTCATCTGGTACACTCGCTGCTGCACGACTTCCCGCGAAGGTGACGGTGACTTCAAGTGATGCCGATGCCCTCGATGTCACTGGTGGCCTCACAATAGGCTCTGGAGATGTGGCATTAGTGGGCGTAGACGGGAAGCTCAGTGGCCCACTTAGCACCACGATTATTGATGACCTCAGTGGGGCGAATCTCACGACGCTGAACGCCAGTAATTTGTCGTCAGGCACCGTGGCAACGGCCCGACTTGGAAGTGGAACCGCGTCGAGCAGCACATTCCTACGAGGGGATGGGGCATGGGAGGCTGCTGGTGGCGCTCATGACGAAAACTGTAAAGTGTTTAATAATGCAGATCAATCTATTGCGAATGCGACGGCTGTGGCTCTCGCGTGGAACTCGGAACAATTTGATACTGACACCATGCATGACACCAGCACTAATAATAGCCGCATCACATTTACAACCGCAGGAACCTATATCATCACGGCGAATCTCCTCGTAGATATGGCTGGAGGTGCCACCACGAACTCATGGACACTGTGGCTCAAAGTTAATGGGACAGAAATCAGCCGAGTGCAATGGGCGAATATTACGGCATCCGAAGACCGGAGCGTTCTGATTACCGATGCGTACGTAGCCAGTGCCGATGATTACGTCGAGGTTGTTGTGTACAACAACAGTGGCGTCACGGGTACCGTGCGTGGATTGGTTTCATCCATTCCTGCGAGCTACTGCGTTGCATGGAGGATCAACTGATGCCTAGATATTTTTACGAAACAGTCCATCACCTCACTACACTCCACGATGAATTGGTTGCTGATGGTGTTACGTCCGCGCATGTGGAGGGCAATGCAGAAGGGACTGAACTCTGGATCACAGTCCCTGCGGCCCTTCAGGCGCAAGTGGAAAGTGTGGTGAATGGGCATGATGGCTCTGCGGCTCGGATCGTGGCCGCGTGGGGTGATGTACGGGACGACCGAGATGCCAGATTGCGGGATTGTGATTGGACTGCGGTCACTGATAGGCAGTTAAGCGGATCTGCACTCACAAGTTGGGAACTGTACCGACAAGCGTTGCGCGATGTGCCACAGAATAACTCGGATGTGAACGACATTACGTGGCCTATTTCTCCAAGTTAAGGATGCTCCATGAAGAAGCCTGACTACGACTGGTGGATTCAGCATTCGCATACGGATAGTTCGTTTCTTCTTCTGGCTGATTCACCTGAACTCTTTGAACAATCAATTTTGTCGCGGTTGAAACAAGTCAAGCGCGATCCAGACCAGGGCGTGATCAACCAAGCGACGTATCGAGCGATTCACGAACAGGATCGGTTCGGGTCGATGTCGTCGATCCTTGATGCTATTCAACCAGAGCCAGAGGTTGCTCCCTCTCGCCCTTTTGTGGGGAGCTTACGGACTGACAAACGCGCCTTGCGTGATGGTCAGGGAGCATTTCCAGCCGTAGGAGTCAGTGCGTTCTGGTCCCCATGGTCGGTTAAATACAATCCCGGTCAACTAGAACGCCTTGCAGAATGGGCGCGTGGATGCGGAATAACGTATGTCCGGTGGTTTGGCGCACATGACTGGCCGGGAGGTATCAATCCGTATCGTGGGAATAGTTTTGATCCGAATTATTTCACGCTCATGCAGCAGACGATTGATGCTCTCGCTGCATTTGGTCTGCGCTCTCAGATTACGATGTTTACCAGGCGTCAGATGATTAAGGATGCCGAATCACTGGCACGAGGATGGGCCGATCTTGTTAAAGATAAGAGGGATAAGGTCTGTCTCGTTGAATGTGTGAATGAATGGAACCATACAGACAACGATTGGTCAGATAATGAGGTCCGGTCGGCGTCTGCGGCATTTCAGGAGCGTTGTGATGTTCCATTTGCTTTATCTGCGACTTCCGCTGAGACATGGGAGGACATGAAAGAGCGGTTAACGCATCTCTATACCGGCTCATCGGCTTCAGCGACAACGATTCATTTCCCTCGTTATCAATCTACACATGAAGGAGCATGGAGATGGGTTCGGCAACCGTGGCATGGACGCTGGCCGATTGAAGGATGTCCAGACTTTGTGGTGGATAACGAACACCAGCGATGGGATAAAAGCTCCAGTGGGAGAGAAGTAGCGGTGGCTGCGGCTGCTCCTCTCAACGCCTTTATTTCGGGTTGTGCAATGTCTACGCACCATGATGTCTTTGGGGTTCACATCAAAAACGGCGAGTACAGCTCAGATTCGGCTTCTCAGCGGCTCCAGACGGTCTTGTCGAAGGTTCTCCCTCTGTTGCCTCACGATGTTGCTAACTGGCAATCGACACGGGTTGGTGAGGGGGGCGGTCCTCATCCATTTCCCTCACTGTTGAACCAGCAATGGAGTACAGAAGCGACAGCCCTTGGTGTTTCTCGGTCATTTGCAGCGGTCAAGGGTGATGATTTCGTGATGTGCCTGAATGGAGTCCGTGGCTCAGTTACTCTGCATGAGTCACACCCGAAAAAATTTCGCGTGATTTCTTTGGACGATGGCGTCACAATTCATGAAGGGCATGGGCCGACTATCTTGAGTGAGGTCGATGGTCAGGCGTTCTATGTAGGGACAATGTAATGCCATATCCAATACAGACTCAGGTTTTCAGCGTCTTCATGGGAACACAGGAGGGGATTCATTCTGTGGCGCTCCCTGCGATCTATTCATCCAGCGGTTCTCGGAATCTCTGGATTGATAAGTTGGGTCGAGCGAAGAAGATCCTCGGATACAGCAAGCAAAATAGTTCAGCCGTTACAACGAACACTGGAAGCGCGGCCACACGCCTCCGTGCGCTTCGAGCCTACCGACAAACTGGTGCGTCCTTTACTCGCCAGCTTCTCGGTGTGTTTGAAGCCGCCGCCAATGAGTATGAACTGTGGTATTCAACCAATAGCGGGGTGTCATGGACGTTTATTGAAGACTTAGGGAGTGGGTCCGTGGGGTCTATCCCCGATTTTGCTCAAGTCGATAACACCTTGTTCTTTACGAACGGTGTTGTTGCTCCCCGTGCTTGGAATGGATCGGCGCTCTCCACCGCCGGTGCATCAGGAAAATCCCCAACTCCCACCGCTGAGGTCAATACCGCATCGGGGCAACTCAACGGCACCTATACCTATAAGCTCCTTAGTATTGAAGCCGCCGGGACTCGACATGCTGGTTCAGTCACCTCAAATAGTCTGCAATATGCTGACGAACAGTGTGATTTGTCTTGGACGGCTGATACTGACTCAGATGTTACTGGCTATGAACTGTATCGCACGACGGGGACAGGTGCGACGTTCTACTTTGTGACGTTTATTGACGGTCGAACGACCGCTGCTTATACCGACAACGCCTCAGACCTTGATATTTTAGAGAATCGGTCACTTCAGGAGCATGGCGATGCTCCACCAACCGGGAGTTATTTCTGTGAGCCACACAAACAACGCCTCTGGTGGGGACGAACCAATACCAATCCTCGACGAGTCGCATGGTCAGATCCCGGTTTACCCGATCAGGTGGGAGCGAATAACTACCTTGATTTCACAGACCAGAGTACTGTCGGGGATGTCGTCACTGGGTTGGTGGGGGATTTCGAGGGTATGCTGGTCGTGTTCTGTGAACGATCCATCTGGACGGTCACAGGCACTGGTCAAATAGTCTCAGACATTATGGACTGGACCCGCACGAAATCAAATGCGGTGACAGGGTGTGTGTCGCATCGGTCTGTGATTCCTGTGCCGGCAGGAGCGGTCTATACGGATTCAAGCGGAAACCAGGTGTCCACAAGCCGTGTGATGTTGTCCTATATGACTCCCCTCGGAGATATCAGATTATTCGATGGCAACAACGATATTGTGATTAGCACGCCAGTGAAAGAAACTCTTAAGGATTTTCTGTATACCCAACACAAAAAGGTTCATGCGGTTCACGACATTGAAAACGCCCATGTGGTCTATTTCTGGCCGGGAACGACACCCTCTGGAGATCAGGCGGAATGCACCAAAGCGGTGGTCTGGAACTACCGGTGGGGTGTCTGGTATGTGTGGCCTGATATGCCAATGGCGGCATCTACGACGGTTGAAACCAGCACAGATACCCAAGTTGTCCTGACTGGTGAAGCACAGACGGCGAAGGGCGGGTTTTGCTACCAATTTTTCAACGGGGATAGTTTTGACGGCTCAAACATTCCATCCAGGTGGATGACGAAGGTCATTTACGGTACCGATAATAGCTGGAGTACTCGTTCGCCTCAAGCTCAGATGGCGTATATCAAGCGATATCGCTGGCTGGATGTAATTGCTGAAGCAGATGCCGATGTGACGCTCAATATCGAATGGATGGGTGGATCGGCATCCGATGAAGCTGTGGCGAGAGGCGGGGCAAGTCAATCACTTGAGCCATTGTCCATGCAATTGATTACATCTAACGGGAATGGGATTCAGACTGCGGCAGAAAGTAACATCGTGCTTCCGGTTGATTCAGTGCAGAACATCATCAATCTTGAAGGCACAAATGGCGATTTCATTCAGGATGTCGGATGTCGAATCCGTATTAGTGACGACTCCCAGAATGGGTCGTGGAGTCTTGAGGGCATGACGCTAGGGTATCAGTTGTTGCCGGGAGCGACGAGAAGGCTGCAATAATGGCACGGTCTAATATTCCTCTCGATTTCCCTGTTCCAGATTTTGCTCGCGTTCGTGAAGAAACAGGCGTGGTCACAGAACAGGCCATGCGTTCCATGTATTTCACTGCGATTGATACCCGTCGCAGGGTTCAACGGATTCAGCAGGAGCTAGGATGGCACAGCACACCGTTCGCAGCAGGGAATTTCACCGCAAATTCAGGCACATGGACTGTCGCGTCGGCAGATCAGAAACTCTTGCAATACATCAAGGTCGGCCAGTTCGTGACGATCAACTTCTTTCTGGAGGACACAACGACAAGCTCAGGGATGGGGAACGAACTGCGGGTGCAGATCCCAAAGGGGCTGAAGGCCACTGCGACGACGTTTACGGGACCGCTCACTATCAAAGGGTCAGTCGATACGGAAGGATACATTACCACCGGTGGAACCGATAAGTTGTACTGCTATCGGACGGATCACAGTGCGTGGCCGTCCAGTATTACGAATAATGTGGACATTAGAGGAATGATTAGCTTCCAGACATCTCAATAGTTATACTCATAATTGGAGCCATGTCAGACATTATATTTCGAGCGTTTGATGTTGGTGATCCCCCCAGAATCCTTCAGTGGTATCAGAAGGATCGAACGGGAATGGAATCAATTATGGGCCAGGAAATCCCTGATGAACTGGGCTGCACGTTATTGATTAACAGTTTGTTGCAAGCCGCCAGTCAGGGAATGGCGTTGTTTTATTTGATTGATGTGGACTCGGAGACAATTGGATTTGCGGGATTGACCCATATGACACCGTCGAAAGATTTCGGACAACCGCATATTTACATTGAGCCAACCTCACGCAGATTTAGTGTGAGAGCCGCACAAGCGGCAGAGTCGTATGCGTCACGGATCGGAATAAAGAACTTTATGACTTCGATTGAAACGCACAATAAACGTGGATTGGCGTTAATGAAGCATTTAGGGTACAGCGAAATACCTCGGAAGTCGTTTCTAAAGGAGTTATCAGTATGAGCGGCATGGAAGTTCCACTAATCATGGCTGGTATGCAGGGTTTAGGCACATATATGTCTGGGAGCGCCGCAGGACGACAGGGTTTCGGTTCAACGATGCCATATGGGCCAAGTATCATGGCGGCAAACCAGCTTGACAATCTAAATCGTATGGGCGCAGTGAATACGCAGTTTGCATCTTCTCCTGTCACGATGCCAAGTGCGTATGCTCAACCCCTTCCCATGTTTAAGGGTGGTGGAATGCCTGTCGATGTCTTTGCGTCTGGAGTTGATCCGGCTTTACGTCGGCCAGAGCTTCTGTTCCGTCCCGGCGTGGATTGGGGTGATAAGTCGAAAGATGCGTATCCTCCATTTTATAGCGGGGCTGGACAAAAGACGTTTCAGTCAGCCAGTCAGGGTGTAGGAGATTGGGATGCGGACAATCCAATGGGGCAATACGGCTACCGAATGCCGCAGTTTGGCGGGGCCAACTATGCGCCGATGGCAAATCCGTCCCAAGTAACTGAGTTAGAAAATGCTCTGGGCTTATTAGGGACAAAAAGGGACAACTTCGGGAATTTCGTGTTTGGCGGAGCCAGAGGATTAACTAATTTACAGAGGCTCAAGGCAGTTGGTAATAAGCCAACAGATCCAAACGATCCAAATAATGGTGGTGGTGATCCAGATCCAAACCTTCCACCAGAGACAGATTGATAGCGCCAATACTGGCATAAAGGTCACTAATGGCGTTTGATGACAAAGGTCAATAGGGTAAATTTCTATGGCTTATGACGAACACGGAAATTGGGTTCCAGACTCAGAGTCCATGACCCCTGCGGGATACCGTCCTGATGCTGGGTATCTATGGGGTATGGGACCAAGTGGTTCCAGTGGACTTGGTGGCGTCTATGACATGTTTCAGGGTTCAGATCGTTGGGGTTCTGGGTGGCACGAGCCGAATCGGAATCCCGGATCGCCAAACCTCGAATTTGGCGCAGATGATCCCGCGTGGATGTCATGGCTAGGGCAGAATTATTACGATCCCGGTGATGACTATATTCCCAGTCTGGAGAACCAACCGGGAACCGGAAGGGATAAAATTGAGTTTGTTGGTGGCCCACAGCAGATGGCGAATCAAGCCTATCAACAATACCTTAGGGCCAACGAATATCGAACTCCAACAGCGCAGGATATCGGCCACGGTATTTACGGGCGTGTTGTAGAGGGAAAACGGTGGGATGAGTTGTGGGGTGGCGGTGGTGTCACTCCTAATAACAATGACTTCAAGGGTACAGAACTTAAGTTTGATCCTGCTGATTGGGAGTCTTTTAATCGGTGGGCGCATGAAGGTGCGCCGACTGGTGCGTTAGAACGAACAGGGCATTACGATACAAGTCGGTTTACTGGACCTGTCACGAAAGACTCACCTTTATGGGAAGCGGGTGGATTCGTTGGTGGTGATAGATACGAGCCGACGATTGGATCTGACAGGATGCTGCACTGGTCAGATTTCAATCCAGATGTAAGCCAAAAAAACCCATTATTTCTACATGGTGGTCCGGTTAATACAGGGGCTATTCGTGGTGGGTATACACCGACTACGACAGAGCAACAAACTGAAGGTCAGCGATGGCTAGACCAGCTTACAGGTGCTTACGACGCCTACCAAGAGTCTCCCTACTCGACATTTGCATCAACAGCCACGACGCCGGGACTTGAAGCACAGCAAGGGCAGTGGAATACGGCGGCAGATGAATACAACCGTCGTGTCATGGCAGCGAGAGAAAAAGGGGCTGATTTAACCAAAGAGCAAGAATGTGCAGCGAGAGGCGCACCGTGGACATGGAATGGATCAGCGTGTGTGCTACCTCCAGATGATCGGACCTTACAGCAACAGTGCGAGGCTAGGGGTCCAGAGTGGCAGTGGAACGGATCGGACTGTGTACCAAAGACTGTTATTGACGAGGGCGCTGAAGAATGTGCGTCTAGGGGTGCGCCGTGGTTCTGGAATGGAACGTCGTGTGTCCTACCTGATGGCGATCCTTCTACCGATCTTCAACAACAGTGCCGAGATGCTGGTGGGGATTGGTACGGGGGCGCGTGCCATTTCGATGATACGAGAAAGTCTGGGGTGTCAGGATCGAGCACATTCGACAAATATCCAGGTTGGCCGGGTGTAGATGAAACAGGGACTATTGAATCTGACGATGACAGCATTCCTGGGGTTGATCCTGATGTGCAGGAGTTCTTTACCCATGATGTCGGCACCGATCCGATGTCTCAGATTACAAACTTAGCCCTTTCTAATCTTGTTGATACCGGCGGTGTCGTGTCTACCCCATTTACGGCGCAAACAGAAGGTGAACTGTCGGACATTATGGCCAATAAAGGCTATTTACCACCGACAGATTACGAGCGGGATCTTAAAGAACAGTATCAGGGCGTTATTGATGAAGGTGGAGTACAGCCGTTAACTGATATAGAGCGAGAGACACAGGCGAATCTTTGGGAATTGATAAATCGCGGCGGTCAGATTCCTCTTGATGAGCAACGTCGAGCGATGCAAATCGAGTCGGCGCGTTCTCCGATTGATGCGTTGAGAAGGGCGCAACTCTCTCAGGGTCAGGCCGCGATGGCTGGTCGTGGCACGCTCGGTCAGGGGCCAGAAACCGATTACATGCAGCGTGTGGAGTCGAAACTAGCTCCCATGTATGCCCAAGCTGCACAGTCGATTGCACTGGAAGAGGCGCAAGCGGCTGATGATCGATATCAAACGGCCCTGCAACAGTTAAATCA